GTTAAACCGGTACCTCCAGTTCCGCCAGCAGAACCAGAACCTTGGCCACCAGATTGGGCACCGCCACCGTTACCACCACCACCGCCTCGACCAAGGATTGTGCCGCTGTTATTGATGGTAATCGTGTCACCAGAAGTCCAACTAGATCCGGTTGTCAGAGCCGGAGAGCCAGTTGAAGTACTGTAAACCACAACACCAGAGTTAATCGTCAGTGTAACGTCAGACTTACCGGCGTTATAAGTACCGCCACGGTTGGCATAAATATCATAGTTTGTAGTATCACTAGCGATGGTAAGCGCGATACTTACTCGGTTTGACTTACCACGCAGGTCATTCATAGATATTGGAGTACCAGAACCGCCAACACCCGCCAGAGTACGAACGTTGCTCTGGTTCATGTTGATTGACGTAGTTCCAGCAAACCCCAACTCTACGTTTACATCATTAAGACTTATTTGTCCGGAAGGCGTTGTCATTTACTTACCCCTTCTTCAGTGCATCAATTTCCGCCTTTAGTTCTACGATAGCCGCAAACGCCAGCGCACTGAGTTTCTCATAGTCAACAGCCAGAGAGCCATCATCACGTGTGCGAACTGCCTGCGGAAATACAGCCTGAACGTCCTGAGCCACGACACCAAAGTCGCTCTTCTGAACGAAGTAGCCATCAGCGCCACCCTTGGAGGCAATGTACTCGTCAGTCCAGTCAAAGGTCTTGCCGCCGATAGCCATGACCTTGCCCAAAGCACCTTCAATCGGCTTGATGTTCTCTTTGAACTTGCGGTCAGACGAGTAGTAAGCAGTAATGTTACCCGTTGCGTAGATCGCTCCAGCACCGGGGTCTGCAGTAGTACCGACTGAGAAACCACCGGCGGCAGAGATACGGGCACGTTCGGCATTGTTGGTATAAAAAGTGGTGGGTATGTTTGCTACCGCATTAACTCTAAATTCATCGCTTGCACCACGAATAAGTCCGTATTGCGTTCCGGCATCATTGGAATAAAACCGCAGGGCACTTAAATTGTCAGAACTTCTTCCTCTTATGGTAATACTGTTTGAACTTGAATCTGACACCAAGTCCAAAGGCGCTCCGGGGGATGTAGTACCAATACCAACGTACCCAGACGAGTTAATCCGCATCGCCTCCGTGCCGCCCTCGGTAAACGCAATCGTGTCAGCGGCGGGGAAGAAGATGCCAGTGTTTGTATCACCAGAGGTTGTAATGGCTGGAGCGGTGTTGGAACCGGCAGACACCGTCACAACTCCAGTCGCACTCAACGTGCTAGTTGTCAGAGAAGACAGGTGGGTGATCGCATCCACCACATCGGTACCGTTGTTAAACAGGATCATGGTCTTGCCGGTGGGCACAGCCACGCCAGTTTGACCAGAAACCTTAACCGTCACGGCATCAGCGCAGCCGTTGTTGACCACGTACATCTTCTCAACTGCAGGTACGATCAGGTCACGAGCGCCGCCGGTAGTACCGGTCAGGTTTAAACGCATATTACGAGCAGTCTGGCTTGCGTTTGTGTCAGTCAACGTCAGAGTGACGTTGCCGCTTGAGAACGCTACATCAGCGGAGCCAGCGATGGCCTCCTCAAGGGCAGTGCCCAAGTTGACGTTGGTTACGGTACCCCATGTGCCGGAGTTTTCTCCGGTAGCCATGAGTTGGATTTTAAGATTTGAGTATGTGGATGCCATTTAAAACTCCTATGCTGCGATTGGTAGCCAATTTGGTGTTTGGCTTGTATCAATTAGCCCCCACACCAAAGGTGTTGAAATTCGTCCCGTGGCACTAACTCCAGTAACAGTGACCCGTGCCTTGCCACTTTCGTCCTCTTCACCTATTTCACCGGTACCACGCACTCCGGTTACATATACGTAGTTAATTGTTCGTTGTGTTGGCGTACCAACTTCGCCCGTTCCGGTTACTGAAGTAACTGAAACAACCGCTTTTCCAGAGTTGCTTACAGTTCCAACAAGACCAGAAGAACTTATTCCAGTTACATTTACCCGTGCCTTGCCAACAACATCTTCTTCGCCAAGTTCCCCGGTTCCAGCAACCCCAGAAACAATAACGTTTGTCTCTCCAGTTACTTCGGATACTGTACCGATTTCCCCGGTAGATTCAACACCTGTAAGTGATACCGCCTCTGCTCTGGTGCCACCCCAACCAAGGAAAGTACCACCCCAGGCGGCGCCACCCCAAGACTGTTGATCTGGGGCTAATTCTTCACCGAGTTCACCATTAGCAGCAACGCTAGTTACATAAACTTGCTTAAACTCAGCCGCTGTAACAGTGCCAATTGCACTAGATGCACTAACACCGGTAGCAGTCGTATTTGCCTCAGCCTGAACTAAAGACGTTCCTATTGCACCAGACCCGGTAACTGCAGTTACATCTACAACCGCTACAACCCCAACGTAAGCAACCGGTTGAGCAAAAGTACCAACAACCCCAGTAACGCTGACCCCGGCTTTGCCAGAAACGCTGGCTGATCCTAAGTCGCCAGACGCAGAAACTCCGGTGACTGAGACAGATGCAGCAACGCCTCCCTCACCGAAGTAACCTACGCCATAGTCGCCTTCTGACCAAGCCAGGGCCATTTTTTACCTTTAGGCAATACGGATGATTGCGTTAGAAGCATCGTTTGCGGGGAAGATGATGGTGAAGTCGCCGTCGGTAGACGTCTTGTCCGAACCAAAATCCAACACGCAGACAGCAGCGTTAGTCAGAGTGGTGTTAGCAGTACCGTTAGCCGAAGGGGTGCTGTTATAAATTAGAGCACCACGAGCAGTAATACTAGCCAGCGAGAAGGTCAGATCCGAGAAGTCGGTGAACCCGGTACCAGCAGTTGCGTTGGTGTTGGTTGCGGTAACACCGCTGTTGGTCAGGGCTGCACCACCAGCAGTGTAGTTAGTACCGGTTGCCTCGTTTGAAGCCGTGTAAGCCGTGGTGTTTGCATCGATAGACGCAGACGAGGTGTACAGGGCTAGTTTGAAAGTATCACCAGAAGAAACACGGAAATCGTGGACAGCCAGAAGCAGTTCGGCTTTAAACGAGGTGCACATTGCTTGAGAAATAGCCATTTTAGGCTCCTTTATTCATCTAAAAGTTTGATTAACTCAGGATGTCCAGCCTTCCTGAACTTGTTAGCCAAGGTCACGTTGTTAGACCTGACGGCTTCTTTCATGTAAAACACCAGAACCTTTCTGATGTTTTCCCGAAATGCCATAGCCTGCTCAGTGATAGCAGGGTGAGACGTACCACCTACAGCAATAATTTTGTCTAGCGCCCGCTCGGCAACTTCTTCAGGCGTAAACCCACGATTCTGGGTTGTTTCTACCCGGATTTGACCACCAAGAAGAAATCCTACTTCGTCCATTTTCATCGTACTGGGTACCTTGCCTGAGGCGTTCTATACATATCCTGACGATTCTTACCTTCGCTCAACTGCTTGAGCATCGCTAGGGCTTCATTGTACCGGGCAACATAGTTGTCTAGCACGTCTTTTTCACCCTTCATGAACGTGTACGCTTCCAGCATAGCGCCATAAAGGAGTACAGAATCAAAATTGTCGCCAAGCCAAGACGTACCGGCATCAACAATAGAAGTCGGGTAGTAGAAGTAGTGCAACTCGACCGAATACGACGCATCCGGAGTAGGGCCAAGGATGTAGGAATCTTCATCAAAATAAGCGTAATGAGTTGGCTTACCGGTTGTAGCGGGATAAGGAAACGCTTCACGGATAAAGTTCACATCTTTGTTGAGCAGATACTCATACCCACCTGTAGTGGGATCAATCACAGCCAGGGAAAAGTTTGCCAGCCAGTCTGACGGGGTAGACAGGTATTTATTGCCTGCAGACGTCGTACCAGTCACGTTTTTGCGCAATGCAAGAATCTGAACAGAGTTATAGATCCGCTGCTCAGCCTGCCTAATAAACGTATCAACCTGCTCGGTGCTCGTAAAAGTAGTCGTCCCAGTACCCGCAGAATCAGTCCACGAAGTATTTGGGAAGTCGTCCTCGACGTACCCTTTAATCGTTTCGAACAGTTCCTGGTAGTTCACAACTTACCCCATCTTTTTGCTGTGGCTGTTGCCACGGGTCGTGTTCTTAGTACCACGAGTCCGCTGAGTCTGTGTATTAGGAATGTTGTTGGGATAGCCTGACGTTTTAGGGACAGGTACCGGTTTAGGCATCTTGTTCATTTCTACTCCTATGACGTTGTTACTGTTACGGAGCCAACCTGGCCTTCCGCCACTAAATTATTAACCAAACCAGACAAGTTGAGCGGATTATTTAAACCAACAGGGGCCCACCCCCACTGAATGATCCGACTACCACCTGACGGCGTACCGTCCTTATCTACTGCACTACCACTACCAAACGCAATCTTTAAGCCAGTCAGACCGGCTTGGTTATAGGTCGTATCTGGTCGTGGGTTCCGTAGAGCCTGTGGATCATCGACCGGGTACATCCCCAACTGCAACTGCGGCTGATCGGGTTCCCAGCAGGTTGGGCAAACAAGCAGATTGACGTTCTTGGTTTTGATTACAATTGTTTTCAACTGCTTCAATTTGTATTGAAAACCACATCTGTCACACTCTGCGATTGCCCATTTACCAGAAGCAAACCTGTTAGGCATCTCGAATCCTTACGTAAACATCTGTCGTGGAGCCAGTCTCAAGGGCGCTTTCTCGCGGTCCTCGCTCGAAGCCAGCATCCATTGTTCTTCATACGACGCTTTGAGCATATCAATCCGAGCCTCAGCACCGGGCAGTTTCATAGCCAGATAGTAGGCCAACCCAGCCACCAAGCAAGGTAGCATCCGGAACGGGATGTCTTGGTCGGTCGTACCGTTGCCAGCATCCTGAATCCGCTTCAAACGCCAGTAGACGTAGGTGTAGTAGTTGCTCTGATCCGGGCAAGGCCAGACGTTGATCGTGGGGTAGTTAATCCCAGAAACCGGCTCTGTAGCACCAGACTGGCGGTCAATCCACACCTGGATCGGGCGCCCCTGAGCATTCTTGTTCGGGATCGAAGCGTAGGTCGACACGCTGATACGGCTGATATTGATGTCTGTCTGGTCAATCCCAGACTGGGTACGGATGACTGAGTCCAGCAAATCGATGGTATCTACTGGAAGGTTGTAAGAAATCTGCCCTTGAACCATGGCGATCTGGCCCTGCTCAATGGTCCACAGGTTGATACCACGGTTGGCCCACTCAATAGTAAGCAAGTTCAGGCTACGCCGAGCCGTACGAAAGTCATAGCCGGTACGCAACTCCGAGCCAGCACGCTCAAAAGCCTCCTCGATGAGGTTATTGAGGTCTAGATTGAATGATTGAGTACCGGAAGTAGTCATTTCATTTTCTTCAGAGTTTGTGCCAGACGAGCACGTTGACCCAGTTTACCTGGGGCTTTAGCGGCTGCGGCTAGTTTTTTAGCAGGGATCTTCTCGCCCTTTTTGACACCGAGCGACTTCTTCAAAGCACCGGGCTTCTTGATAGCCTCTTTGATCCAGTTGCCGCCGACCTTGCCACCCTTTTTGTAGACACCACGTCCTTTTAGAACGTCAGCCTTGGTGACTTCGCCGTCATTGTTTAGATCAGGAAAACTCTTAGCCATTTCATCCTACCTTTCTATGCGGAGCAACCTTCTTAGCCACGCCTTTAGGTTGTGCCACGAACTGTTTACCTGCGGCTTTACCGGCTCGCTTGGCTCGGGTTGTGGCGGCGTACTCTTGGGGGCTGAGGGCCTTGATGGCTTTCTCGGGGAGGTACCTTTCACCTGTAGCCTTGGGGCCCTGGGTAGACGGTTTGCCACTTTTAGTCCGCCATTTTTGGGCTGTCCAGGCTTTGAGGCTTTTTTGGGGCTTTGCGAGTCCACTCACTTATAACCTCCGCCAGCCTTTTTGTACTGCATGGCTAACATCTGGGCCTTGCGAGCGGACCACTGACCTGGGTTCCCACCCTTGCCACCAGCCTTGATTCTCTCAAAGAGAGACTTACGCATGCCGGGTTTGGTGTAGTTACCTGCCTCGTTGACGCGAGAAACCGAGCCACCATCTTTATACATGGTGACTTTATTCGGATCATCCTTGCGGGTGATCGTCTTGGCTTTCGGCATCTTAGAGGGGTTGATAGCCCCCATACCCCGGCTCGGTCTCATTTAGCAACTCCGACCAGACTTCTTCATATATCCGCCACCAGCCATTTTGACCTGCATGCCTTTGGTCTTGCCTTTACTAGCAATACCGTCAGCAGCCTTATGACCAGCCAGCAGACCGCCTTTAGCCATCTTGGCATGAGCCTTAGATGCAGGAGCAGCAGCGTGGGCCTTCAAAGAGGTAGCGATACCACCTTTCTTCATGGCTTTCTTCTGCATGTCAGCCTTAGCCATACCACGGCCTTCGGACTTCATCTCTGCCATCTCATGCTTGAGCATGGACTGGGGAGCACCTTTTTTCTTCATGAAGGAGACTTCTTTCTTCATCATGGCTTTTGATTCTTTCATACCATCCGTCCTTTCGTTTTACCTTTGATTGCACAGCCATCAGCCCGCTTGGAAGCGGAGGAAATCATGCCACCTGCAGCCTTCTTGACAGGGGCGGTATCAGGCTCCTCATTAAAGTCGCCTTTCTTACCTTCTTTGCTTTCGCCCATTTCCTTGTCGACCATCTTGCCGTACTTGTCAGCAGGCATCTCTAGTCGTCTTTTACGGGCTTCTGCCGACTGGTCAGCGAAGTCAGTCTTGTTAGCCATTTAGACCATCCTTCCTTTAGTCTTACCACGCATAGCGCAACCATCAGCACGGCGAGAAGCAGAGCCAACGGAACCGCCTCCAGCGTATTTCTTAGCCTTGATTTTGCCACCACGTTTGGCTCCTACGACGTCACTTAGGTCAGCGCCACGATCAGCACCGCGCATGCGAGCACGGAACGCTGCATCACGCTCGGCTTCACGACGCTTCTCTTCCATCATGCGGTCAAATTCACCAGGCGTGTTTTCAGCAACGGCTTTAGCACCAGGACGTAGTGCTGAAGGAGACGCTGCGGGTTTACGCAGATCAACAGAAGGGGTTGGTACGGAAGCAGCAGAAGTAGCAGCATCGGCTTTACGGGTTGGGGCTGCAGCAGAAGCGGCCTTAGGCTCTGCCTTCTTCATCATGGCTTTGCCATAGTCTTTAGAAGCCTTAGAAGCCTTAGTCTCTTTTAGAGCACCGGAAACAGCACTCTCACGAGTATCGCGCTCCGTATCTTCCTTAGAGGCTTTATAGCCCTCGTCTTCATCCTTTTTACCGCCCATTTTGCCTGCCAGATAAGCGGCGGCACCGAGTCCACCCAAGGCAGCGAGAGTTTTGAGACCCTTAGCCATTTTTATTTCCTTTGAGTAAGTAGATCAATTTTGCTTTCGAGACGCTTAAACCCGTCATCAAAATGCTCACGAATTTTTTCCAAATCTTGTCTAACTTCTGCACGAGTGATGTGGTCACGAGCCACCTCCTCTCTAGTTCTGTTAAGCAGAATACTGAGACGCTGTAGTTCATCGAACTTGCCTTTAACTAGGAAAGCCATGATTCCCACAATCGCACTCAGTACGACGTTCCAAAGCATCATCTCCATTTAACAGCCCCATCTCTTTAAACTAGCCGCCTTGCGAGTCGGCCTGCCTTTTTCATCTTTCATCGGTCCAGGCATCCCTGACATGCGGGCGCAGAACGACTTACGCCGTGCAGCATCCTTCTTAGTCTTGGGATTGGGAGCGGGCGGCTTGAGGTTAGACCCAGTAGCCGCGTTGTACTTAGCACGGCCTTTGGCGGTCAAACCTGCCCCTTTACTGACGGGCAGTTTTTCCCCACGGCCTACGGCTAGAGATACGCCTTTCTTAGCCATTTGCCACCTGCCTTGCCGAATCAGGCACCACCATGGGGTACAGGACGTCACGACCGAAGTTGCCCTCGTATTCTTGGACGCCCATATGGCCCAGGCTAATACTTGGATCAATCCAAACCTCAAACCCTAACTCACGGGCACGGTCGCAGAATAGGAAGTCCTCGCCCATGTAGCCTTCGTCAGTCAACATGAAGTCAAACAAGCACGGGATCATCCGATCCGTTTTCTTGTCATAGTAGGTCCACTCGGGGTGAGCCTCAGTCATCTTTGTGAACACCTCACGACGTACCATCATGAATGCCGTGGCGACACGGGTGGCTCGCACCAAACCCATGCCGTTCATCGTCAGTTCACCATTCTGATCGTAGTCAAGGTCTGTGATATAGACCTTGTCAGTGCTACGGGTGCGGGGTACGCCTGCAACGATCCCCTTTTTCGGATCTGTAGTCCACGCCATAAGCCGAAAAATATCTTCCGGCATGAAGTTGATATCAGAATCGATAAAGATTAGATCGGTGCAGTCAGACTCCAGCATGTCTTTAGCAAGC